CGGGATTTTGCCGGGCCTCGCCCATAAAAAAGCCCCGGCAGATGCCAGGGCGTGGAGTAAGATGTGATTGTTAGTTGTCTGTGCCTGAGAGCTGCTTCAGACGTTCCAGGCTGATCCATTCGCCTTTGTCAGTGAACATATCAGCCAGGTCGATTTCACCCGCGCGGAACAAACGGCCACGCTCGGCACCCAGAACCTGATCCTGGCGTTGTGCCGGCTGGCGTGCGAGCCATTCCAGATATGATGTTTTCCCCGGTACCTGTCCATCCATGCTGGCACGAGTCCCCTCGTCCATCTCGTCGATATCGATGCCGAGTTCGCGCCACGACTTGAGAATCAGGGTTTCAGTAGAACGACAGCAGAAATGAATCTTCCCGGGACCCTGCAGGTAAGGCACCTTATGCCCGACCGGTTTGTTATCCAGGCTGTAGCGCAGCAGGTCACGAATAATGCAGTCGTGGCTGGTTTTATTGTCCAGCGTAGACAGCCACTGCTTACCTTTCACGATATCGCTATTAGCACTGGTGAAGCTGTTGCGTGCTGTGGCAGCCAGATGATTCACGGCTGTTTTAGCGATGCTGGCAGCGTTTGCCCTGCTCATCTGCAGCGCGCCGTCGCGATAGTCTTTGTTGGCGTGGCCGCGAACACTGCGCGCGATTGTTTCTACCGTGTCGCCGGTAAGATACCCCCTGCGGACAACGTTCACGATCCGTGCCAGCCTGTCCGATTCCAGATTCTCCGCCCACTCACTTAGCAATCGCCCCTGAAAGGGTTGCGCCATTGCTGCGGCATACACCATGTCGGCGGTAACGCCCTGTAGCGGATACCGGGACAACACCTGAGATGGCAGAAGGGAATCGAACAGGCTCAACTGATAACTGGCTTCGTTCCTTGCCAGCGCCACCAGCTCACTCTCGAGCCCTGCCTGCATGGATGCTACGGCCTGATGGTTAAGATCGCGCACGCTGCCCAGTAAACTCTGCAAACGGTTAACGGTGAAGCTCTCCGGCGGCAATCTATCCAGCGCATCGAGCAGGCGTGCTGACAGGTCCGCGTCCGTCTTGTTAAGCAACTTCACCATCCGGTTTGCCACGCCAGTGGCATAGCGGCTTAACCAGACAGAATGTGCGATCGATTCATCACGCAGGCTTTCGTTGATGGTGGGCATATCAGCCTCCCGTCAACGTTGGTGCCTGATTGCGAAGCGCATCAATAACCTCGTCCGGGCTGTCGGCCGGGTCAATGAGGTCAAGCTTCTGAAGTGCGCGAATCATATCGCTATCGCGCAGCGCGCCGGACTGCCAGGCGTTGACGATTGCCGTCACCATGCCAGACTCAGCAACCTTCGCGATGAATTCCTGATTGATGGTGTAACTCGTCGTTTCGCCCTTAACGCCGAGGTATTTCGCACACCAGCCAAGCGCCAGCGTGTAGGCCTCGGAAACGTTTGAGACGCAAATACCGAGCACTGATGTTGAGGATGTTTGCTCACCGCTCGCCTGGGTTGCCGTCTTCGCCGTGGCGTTCTGCTCAATCAGTCGGGCGCCCAGCTGCACCATGTAATCGCGCTTACTGTCCATGGCCTCTTTAGCCAGCATGTTCGGCTGCGCCTGGGCATAGCCAAACGAGCCCTCCCTGGGAAGTAAAAGCGGTGATCGGGAACCAATTTTCACGCCCTTCTTCTCGAGGTGATCGCGCCAGTTGGTATCAAGCCCGGTCATGTACGGCTGCACCTGACCACAGAACCATACGCTGTCTTCATAGTCAGCGCTGTTTCGGTAATGACCATGGTTTATCTCCACCAGCGCAGCCAGCGGAGAGTCATCAATAGTGGGATCGTTGTTCTGGGCGCCGACAAAGGTGAACGGGATTTCATCCCAGTATTCCTTCCCTTTCGGCTTAGGGTGGTACTCGCTGTCAACGGTGTAGGTTCCGCTTGCTGTGCCACCAGCCCTGCGCCATACCCGGCAGATGAACCGCTCTTCTTCCAGCGCCAGCTCGCGGTACTGGATTTCATCCTTGTACGCGTAACCATCTGGCTCTTCTACGCATTCGCGCAGTACCACCAGCACCAGCTGATCGCGTCCGTTAATTCGCTTTGTTCGCCAGTTGATAATGTTCTCTGCCGGATAGCGGAGGATGATCGCCTCATCGGATGCTTCTGCGTAGTCAACATAAAGCCCCTCTCGTGCCACCTCCAGCACGTTCTCAGTAACCAGCTGCGACTGCTGGTAAATACTGGTGCCGGCCCCGTCAGCATTGTCTAACAGATATTTGAGCTTCTCCGGGCCGTTAAACGTGGGGTCCTTGCGATACGCCATCCCAAGCATGCCGATCTTCGTATTACCGGCAATGGCGTAGAACACCGCACGGCTTAGATAGTCCTCATTGCGCTTGCGATTGCGTGTAGATTTATCGGTTGGGTCGAGATAAGGCAGATACTTATTACCCGCCGCTTTTACGGCCTCAGCTCCTTTGCAGAAGTCCCTGTATTTCCGCCAGGCAGCAGAAGCCGCCCGGTGTTCTGGTCGAACCCAGGTGATGTCGTCGTTTGCCATATCAGAAAGTAGTATCCATGGTGATTGAGTATGCCGGTTTCACGATCGGGTAATCCTTCACGATGAAGTACCCACCAGCATCATTGGGGTGATCGTTATCAGCTGATTTGTCCGGTTCGCCATTGGCCGCCCAGATTTGCTGCTCGAGGCTCTCGGTGTAAACCGGGCAGTTCTGGACGTTCACCAGGTAGCTGCGCTCGCCGTTAGCGTTGCAGAACATGGCGTTCATCGAGTTAATACGGTCTTTAACCGGCGGGTTTGCATCATCAACGATGACGCTGAATCCGGCATCGTTAAGCTGGGCAATATCGGTCTTGCTGGCGTTCTGGGATTTGCGGGAGTCGCCTGAGGCATCCGGGTAGATGTAAATCTCCCGGCTCTTCACATAACGCCCATCCTCATATCGCCAGAACTCTTCCTGGATGCGCTTAATCATCGCCGGGGTATCATAGACCTTCACCAGTTCACGAACCGCGCGCGGTAGGCCGTTACGCTTTACGTGAACAATCGCGGCCATTTTTCCCACGTTGAAGTCCATACCGATGAACAGCGGATCCCCATCCTGAATCTCGTCAGAACAGTTATTCAGCTTGCGGTTGAACGTGTGGTAAATGGTCCCGCTGTTGAGGTTGGTGAACTTGCCGCGAAGATAGGCCTGAATCAGTTCGTCGGGGTAAGAGCTCAGCAGCGACGGGATGTAATCAGGTGGTAGATTCTTCGCATTGTCGAACGTGCTGGCCTGTATCAGACCGTACAGGGCCGAGAGCTCTGGTTTTTCACGCACCGCCTTCACGAACTGCTGGTAGACGAATTTAAACCCTTCCGGCGTGGTCGTGACGTCAATACCGTTACGCAGCCCATCAACCTTATAACGCATACGGGCTATGATTTTTCGCCACGCCTGCTGCGCTTTGGCAGCCGCCATGACGTCCAGCTCATCCACCATCGCATTACCGATTTTGAAACCGACTATAGAGCCAGGTTTCTCCATCGAACGGCAAATTGTTGTCCCGCGGTACCGTCGCCCCTCGTAGAAGTGAACCTCTTTGTTCCCCTCATTGATTTTGACGCTCAACCCCCAGTCAAAGGCCACCTCTTCAATCGTCGGGTAGAAGATGTCGCGGATTTGTGGGTACGTCGGCGCGAAATAGCCCTGGTTAATCTTCGGGTGTTCCCACATCCCTTTGCAGATGCCGCCACAACCCACCCACGTTTTACCGGAACCGAACCCGGCAACGTAGGCTTTAAACTTGTGCTTCATCGCGAGGAAGCGCGCCTGAGGAATATTAAGTGTCGGGCTGATCCCCATCGTCTGCCCTCGCATCCACTACGTTGATATTGATCTGCACTGGCATTGGTTCGTCGTCTTCACCATCACCCGCCAACTCCTTGCGGAGTTTTTCCACCTCCAGTTGCCGGCGTTCGATTTCAATCTGCTGCAGGCGCTGCGCGAACTCGCTATCAGCCAGGCCAAGACGCTTCATTACCGCTTCGAACATGCGCTCACGGCTGATAGCAGTGATTTCAACGCCATTCTTGCCGACCTTCACACCTGAATAAGCGAGCCGGGAAACCGCGGGGAGTTTGCGTGTATCGGGGAAGTAAGGCTGTCCTATGCCGTCACCGTTGCAGCGTGGGCATTGTGGGTTTGGCTCTTTGTTGTGGTCGTAACCGTAACCGCCAGTGTCTTCCGGCAGTCGTGCACCGTCTCTGCCCTCGGCCTTTGCCGTCTCTTCTTCGAACTCAACTATATCGCGCCACTGGTAGTGGTGACCGAAGCCCCAGCAGTAACGACACGCGCCGCGACGATACTGTGAAAGCTGATTTGCATCGAAAGTGGCGAGCTGCCACATCTGCGCGAGGACTTCATCGGCACTGCCAAGCGTACGCGCAATAGATGCCTTCTGCTGCTGCGCAATGGCTTGCGCAACTGAAGTTTTCTGAAGGAGTTGATAGCCGATTTGTTCAGCTGATTTTTTGCTGTAGCCAGCCCGGATAGCTGCCTGTGTGGCATTGCCATCCTTCAGGTATTCTGCGACAAAGCGTCTTTGCTGTGTCGTTAACCCATCATCATCCACCAGCTCATCGGCGCTTTTATCCTTCTGCGCAGCACGCAATTTTTGCTGCGCAGATTTTTGCGCAATTTGCGCAAAGGGTTTCTTGATGTATCGGCGGGCAGTAGCGTAATTCAGTCCCTGCGCTTTACACCATTCCTTTGGTGATACGCCGGTTGCGGCATGGTCGGACAGGAACCGTTGCTGAAGCTCGCCCCAGTCCGGTTTTGCCATTGTTTACTCCAATAAAAAAGCCACCAGCCAATGCCAGTGACTTAGGATTGTTGTGGTGCCGAGTACTTACTGCAAACCTTAAATAAGCTTGATTTTGATACTATAACCCTGGAGGCCAGACATAGTTTCTATAGGAATAAACTCAACATCAGAGACTTCCTTCCCTGTTTTTTTTCTCAACTCAACCATTTTTTTTGAGATGAAAGACGAAATCTCTTTTTCGATTTCATTCTTGATGTTATCAGAATTCATTTTACCTCCTATAAATAACTCATTAACACTCAATCAAACACAAATCGTTAATGAGCGAATCAGATACTTATGTATAGATGATTCATGACATTATGGCAAATATGCGCCACTCCCCTATATGTATATACCCACTAAAATATCATATAACAAAAGGAACTAAAAAAACACTATTTAAGACATGGTAAAGTCTATAAAGGTGTTACTTGCACACCTTTACAGTAAAATATTTATTTTCTGCTATGATTAATACACCACACAATCCCAGGAGTATATATGTTCACTAAATCCGCAGATAAAAACCAAGAGAAACTTGGTGATATGGAAGGCAGTTTTGGGGGAGCAATTAATCCATCAGAACATCCTGTAATAGAAACCGCAAAAAAATACGCAGCACAAACCAATGATGCCATACGCGGCCACTCTGACGATATAAAATCAAAAATAAAATCAAACCCTCGAACATGCATTGCCATATTAACCAGTGTAGCTTTTGCATTAGGTTTTTTATTGGGGCGTAGATAATAATAAGCATTCAACCCAAACGTCAAAACCCTTCTTAAAATACGTATTTATTCATTCAACTAGGCGCTGAGATGACCAATAAATAATCATCATATTAAACCGCCCTTAGGCGGTTTAATTATTGTATGCTAATTCTGTAAATCTCTTTTATCATCGGGTTCAAGTGGACTTGATGGTTGTCCCTCTCCAGGAAGGTCAAGCGGTTCCTCTTGAGGGGAAGGTTCTAAATCAGGGGCAGGATCATCAAAATCAGGACGTCCGGACATATATACTCCTTAATAATTCATGTACTTTTTATTTCTGATCTCTTTTGGCCGATTTTTTATCCTGTTCATCATTGTTTCGATCTTTCCCTTTTTCTTTCCCATTATTCCTGTCCTGGGACCGCTCATTAGAGATGTTCATATGTTTAGCTTTCATGGGTAACTCCAGTGATAATGACAGCAAATTGCTGTATGTTTATTATAGTAGCAATATAGAAAATAAATCACACATTTGATGTTACTAAAAATATCTCGACCCCATGTCATTAAATACCGGGCATATTAAATGATATACTTACAAATAAATTACAAATAGAGCATCCACTCAGGGAGGAAAAATATTGGCCGCACCCTAAAATTTTGCATCTCCTAAACTAAACAGCATTCAATTGGTCCTAAGAAAGAACCACCATAGTTATGTTTTTTCTTAAGACTTCATATGCCGAGCTTTACCACCAGAAAGTGGAACAGTTTCCTCATTTTCTTCATCATTCTTATAAACTTCTATGAATTCATCAGCATGACCAGGAGCGCCTCCTTCATCTTCCCATTCATTTAACGAGTGTAGCCATTCCTCCTGAGTCATGACTTTACCTGCTTTGGTACTACGTAGATGAATATTCATAACACGCTCCCATTCTTTTACCCAACCAAGAGTATAGCTCAACGCAGTAAATCATCAGTTCGAAAACTCAATTAACCGCGTCAAATATTTGGTTATTTTTTATGGGGATATACCAATAGTCATCTACTATTCGAGAAAATAATTTTCACCAACAGCCTGAGGCTATTCCTATTACAACCGCTTGCGCTTGTTGATCTCTTGGTTGCGGCCAGGCTATTCATGACTCTGATGAGGAGAATGCCAACTCCAGGGAAACATCCATAAGAAGAGCATGTGAAACTGAGACTCCCCTAGCCCTCCTTGTGGGGGCTTTTTTTTGGGATTGATGCGGTTCGCTTGTTAAATATTGAGTCTTTTCTAGAATTTAAAGGTGCTTTGCTATGTCAGGTAAAGCCGTCGTTCAGAAATACCCGTGTGCTCAAGGACGAGCCATCCCTAGTTTTTCCTTTCCAGCTCTATCTGTCTTATACCAGCCAGATTATTGTTCCCCTTCTCAATCACGGCCAGCAGAGGCTTAATCCAGAGCACTGCCTGGCAGTATGTTATTGAGCTGGAGGCAGCGGTACCATCATCGGCTGCGTCAGATCCGTGGGTATCGGCGTGCATTGCGCTGGAACGTAAACGGTACGCGTATTCGAGCAGCCCACCAGCAATGTCAGCAGGAACAGGAAGATCACAGGTTTTTTCACGGCGGAGAATCTCCCGGTATTCGATTACGGTTTCTTCGGTTCTGGTGTCGATAAGGGAGTTAAGCCTATTGGCATGCTCCGAAACCTGATTGAATCGATTGAAGTTGAAGGCTTGGGTAGCGATCACCTGCCCCTGCAAAGAGTTGTCACTCCGCAGAACGTCGTTATCGCTCTGAAGGCTACTGGTGTCTGAGCAGCTCTTAACGAGAGCGACTGACAGACCAGCAATAACCACAACCGCGATTGGTAAAAGATTAAATTTCACTGGTCTATCCCCCAGCACGCCAGCGCGCTTTCCTGGTCTCGCCGTTCTACCTGACCGTAGCAGCCGTTCTTCTGGCCTTTAGTCAGGCGGCAGTCGCGGCCACCGTCTCTAATCCACCAGCGAATTGCCTCGCATGCCCCATGGCGGTCACCGGCATTGATGCGCTTATAGAACGTGGACGGGAAGCATTTACCGGGGCCGATGTTATACG